TGTGCAAGGCTCTTGATTTGAAAATAGACCTCAGCGGTGTATGAAAAAAGCCCCTGCCGGGCAAAGCAGGGGCACAACGCACGTTCTCAACAGCACTTTTTCAATACGTTGCACCTTAACCCTACTATATAAATAACATAAGGTTCGGTCTTATGTTATTTTTTTGTGATTTCTTTCACATAAGGTTCGGTCTTATGTTATTTTTTTGTGATTTCTTTAACATGAAAAAGTGGCGTCCCGTCCTCACGGACAAGAGGCCACCCAAGTCAAACATTTAATTCATTTGTAAATGAACCAAATGACGCTGCAAAGTTAATGAAAATTTTCCTTAGATGCAATGAAGTCGCATACTTTTCTCACGCAGGCTGTTGCCATTTCCGGTGTGACCTTGATGTAGGCGAACAGCATCTTGTTCCTGCTGCCTCCCAGGGAGTGGCCGAGTACATAGTCTATAACGCTCTCGTTCTCGCCCAGGGCGAAGGCATGCTGCGCGAAAGACTTGCGTGCGGAGTAGAACGTGAGACCTGGCAGGTTGTAGTTGTCACGATATGATTTCACAGTGCCCATCATGGAGTGGCACAGGTCTATATCAGCCGCCTTGTACATCTTCAGGAAACCGTCCTCTCCCTTGTACTTGGCGATGATTGGCTTCGCCTCATCCGGTATGTCGAACTCCACGAAAGGGTTGACCTTCGCCTTGCGCTCTGTCTTGGTGCGGACGTAGCGCAGTGTGTCGGTGCACTCGTTGAAGTTGATGCGTGCGAGGTCGATGAGGTTCACGCCGCCGAGGTAGTAGGACAGCATGAACAGGTCACGGAACTTATTGTAGCCTCGTCTGCCTGTGTCCGTATCTCTGATGAAACGCACCTGGTCCGGAGTGAGCCAGTTCTGCCGCACGGCAATGATGCGCCTGTAGTATCCGTGCGTGGGCGATACCCGGAAATCGGTGTATCCGTTCGCCTGGCAGAACTTGACGATCTGCGAGAGCAGGGTAATCTGCGTTTGCAGTGTGATGGGCGCAATATGTTCACTTCGCACCTTGATGAAGCGCTGCACCATGAGCGGTGTGAGGTGTGTCATGAAGGTGTCTTCGGGTATCACCGAGGTGATGGACTTGAACTGGGTGCGGTAACGTGTCTTTGTCGTGTCTTTCGCCAGCGACACCTCCAGCATCTCCTCGAAGGCTGAGCGCAGCGTGTGTGTCCTCTTCGCCCTGGCATTGAGTATGCAAGTCACGAGCTCTGCACATGACAGGCCCTCGATGTAGGGTGTCTCGTCGATGATGTGCTGCACCTCGTCCAGGCGTGCGAGCAGTTTTGAGTTGAGGTAGGTGGCATCGCCCCGTTTGACGACCTTTCCGTTCTTCCACTCTTTGGTAGAGTTAAGGATTACGTCGGTGAGAATATAGCGCGTCTGGCTGTTGTGGGCCACCGCGATGCGGACTTTGTGTTTTCCGTCCTTGAGTGCCTTTCCGGGCACGACTGTCAATGATAATGTAGCCATTTTAGTAGCGATTTTTCGACAACAATATGGAAACAAACCGTCCAAATTCGGCAATTTTTCGGCAATCAGATAGCCTCAAATTTGGTGCTGTTCCCTCTTAATTTTACTGATTAAGTCTTTAAAAGTTCGCTACTTACGAGTATTTAAGCCGTTTTTGGTGTTTTGGATGCGCAGAGTTAGTGCAAATTTGTGCAACCACCAAACGTTGGGCTTATAACTTGCTTATAGCGAGCCGAATATTGCCGGGGAACGAAAACTGCTAAAACTTCCCCGACAATAATTCGGCAATTTTTATTCTTTCTTGATGTTAGCGTCGCTGATTACGAAAGTGCCAAGCCAAATGGTTGAGGATACATGGAAGCCGGTACCCGTAAACCTGCCTTCTTTGTCCCATTTCTTTAGAGTTCCACTAACGAAGTATCTTCCCGAAGACAGGGTTGATGCCTCGCTTTTTGTTGTCTCCACAAGAAGGCGGAAACACAAGTCCCATTTTCCGCCTCCATAGCTTGAATAGTCGGGAGTTTTGAACCATACAGTTGCTTTGTCACCATTAACCTGGTCTATTTCCTCATACTCCACAGGTAGGTCAGCAATGAAGGGGAATGGTTTCCCGACATAAGAAGCGAAGTATTCCTCCAGTGGTTTTGCCATTTCTTCTTGTGCAATCTCATTGTTTTTGTAATTTGGGTATTTACTCACCAATGGGTCAATCAGTGCAGCAGCCTCGCTCGTTGGAACTTCATCCACATAAGCAACCGCACTGTCCTGTGATGTTGATTGTTGTGACGACTTGCCGTTAGTGCATGCGCCGAGCATGGACACTAACATAAAAAATGCTAATACTTTTTTCATGATTTATTGATTTTGGAGTTGTTTGATTTTCTCTTGAAGGTTTTTTATTGTTTCCTGCTGCATGGTGACAACGTCGATCAGGCTATCAATACGTTTTGTTACTGCTGCTTTGTTGTCATCTGAGAGCATCGTGCCCGTTCCTCGAATAAGCCATTCTGCAGAAATCTCATTAAATTCAGTCAAAAGAGCATTTACTAATTTGAAACTAATCTCTGTCGCACCCCTCATAACTCTGTTAAGGCTGCTTTGTGTGACACCTAATCTCTTGGCAAATTGAGTTTCTGTCATGTTGCTGTAAGCCAAGACAGCTTTTATTCTACTAATCATATCCGCAAACTTTTAGTTTTACCACCGCAATGGTTAAAAATAGTTAAACTGCAAAAAAAATAAGTCGCTAATGACTTGTTTTAAGTCAAAAATGATTTATCTTTGCATCATCAATCAATCACAGCACAAATATAGTGCAAAAATATAAAATTCGCAAACTAAAACAGGAAAAAAATGACTAACGAAAGAAAAGAAGTCATCGACATGACCGTGACTGAGAACGAGTTGAAAGAACTGCGTGAGTCCAACGCCAACCTCATCGCAGAGCGTGAAAACCTCCAGAAAAAGATTTCAGAGCTGGAGAAAAGCCTCAAGAGCGAAAAAGAAAACTATAATTGGTGCTTCAAAGTATACCAGCGGGAAAAAGACAAGGTGCTCTCGCTCGCACTCATCATCAAGGCGATGAAGTGTGAAAAGAGTATTAGCACTATTATTGAGAATATCTGCTCTATGGTCTAACAAGCCGTCCGCCGTAGCTCAGGCAGTAGAGCGCAATGCAAGGGCATTGAGGGGGATGGTGCAAGTCCATCCGGCGGAACTAAATGCGCTCCCATGGGCGCAAGAGGTCTTTGACTTGCTGGGACTTTTTACCGGAGGAACTGCCGCAGGCTGTAGTGCGGCAAGCCTCACGATGAGCGAGCATGCGAGTACCGCCATAGCCATGAGCCGCCGCGCCTTGCGAGAGGCGGGGACAAGGGGAGCTGAACAGGCAATAAGGAGCATATCCCGAGCCAGCGGGGAAGCGTGCGAGCGCAATTCCAGTCATGCCAAAGGCTGGTGCCGAGGGGCGGCGGCATACAGGACCGCCCGGTGTCACAAACAAGAATACAGGGATGGCGGCGTACGACCAAGAGGTTAAGGTCATTGGCACGGCCATGTGACCAACGCGGTAATTTCCGCTTCGCAGGTTCGACTCCTGTCGCCGCCTCAAATCAATCATCAATCCGCAATCAAAAATGGAAACTACATTAAGAAAAGAAGTGTCGGTAATCGACCAACTGCGTCAAATGGACGTAGGGCAAACGTTGGAATTTCCTGCCGGGCGTTCACCATACCTGCGAAACCTCGTCAGTCAGCGTCTCATCAACGAGAGGTTGGATGGTCAAGCGTGGACGGTGAACCTGGACATGGAAAAAGGTGTCACAATCGTAACGAGGACGGCGTGATGGAACGGCATGCAATCGAAAATCGGTTGCTGGCGAACATACTCGCAGTGACCTCGACGATGACCGTAGGCAAAACGAAAGCTGCCCGCATCGTGGGCGGCGAACGTACTTTAGAGCGACTTCACCAGTCGGGCGCGATTGAGTGCTCCGGCAAGGTGAACGCACAGAACGGGAAGTGGAAATTCAACCTCTCCCAAGTCTTGCAGCACTGCAGAGCCACTCAAGTCAAACAAAACAGGAACCACTCAAGTCAAACAGTAAACACATCAAGTCAAACAATAAACACATTATGAAAAAAATTCTTTTAATCATCATAGCGGCCATATTATGGTCCCTCGTGGCAATGATGCCAGCCGAGGGAACTCCGGTGTTAGAAAACCTCCTGTTTATGGGCTGGGCGCTCGCAGCCGGATGGGTAGCAGTGAGGCTCATTGTCATGGTGCAGCGCTTGCACCGTGAGGAAGAGGAGAGGAAAAAGGCATGACATATACGGAACGGGCAGGTAACGGCGCTTTGCGCAATAAAACACAATCAATCACCATTCCCTGCGCTGCCGTGAGGCATTGCAGGGGGCTTCCGCAAACAATCCCGATGCCGCCGGAGCCTGCCTGTGACGTATAGCAAAATAGTTTAATGCAATTCAAAGTTTGTAGTTTTTCTTTTTTATGCCTGCCTCTGTGAAGAGGTTTGACATTAGATTATCAAAATTAGGACGTTAAATATTTCATTTTGTTGGTGTTTTTTGTTTTCAGCCCGTGAGGGCACTTACACCTATGGTTATACAAAGTTGAATATCTAAGGTCACAGCGGTGGCCGGCATATACATGTTTTTTTTTAATCATTGTTTTTTCACTGCCTCCTGTGAAGGCCGCAGTGTTTTACGGTCAGAAAAGCGGCAATACAGTGGAGCAAGGCCGCAAGGGATGCGCTACAGTCCCCACAGCATAGCAGGTAGTGCATACGCGTAGGATGAGCTGGCGGTTCGACTCCGCCCTGACCGGCAAACATCCCTTGGGAAAGCGGCAATAACACGGTGGCAAGGCCGCAACGAAACGACATAGATAGCCTGACATGAGCATGCGGTTCGACTCCGCACCAAGGGGCGACTTATTTTTCATTCCACATTATTTCTCATACAATATTGTTCCCCCTCACCGCCAGCCGTGAGGCTCGCAGAGGGGTTTTAAAAGACTTAATTTGTTTACTTAATATATCAAACCTATGGACATTAAAAACCTGCAGAGGGCAGCGGAGATAGCAGAGTAACTGCCCGTAATAGACGAAGCGCGCAAGGCGCTCAGCCAGGAAGACGCGCAACTGAGAGTGATAACACGCGAAGGGAAGGTACTCACCATACCCAAGGGCGTACGATACAATGTCATCCGTGCCCTCAATGCCGAGTATGAGATACTGAGGAAGGAGGCGGTGGGCTTATGAGAGACAACAGACTGCTTGCCATGTGCGGCTTCTCGTGCGTATTCACATGCGCTCTCATGATGTTCTTCGCCACGGAGAGCAACCAGCAGGGCAACGACCGTGCAACTGTGCTATTTCTCATCCTTGCCGCCGCCAGTATTATGTCGTCGGCATGGTGCCTGAAAAGAATATTTAAAAACCTACGGAAATGAAGTTAGATATTCGCGACCCAAAATACATAGATGTGCATGGCAGCGACAAGAGTGAGGCATACCGCCGTTTCTCGGAACTGTGGAACTCGCAGGGTGGCTGCATGATCAATATTGCCATGAACCTGTGGAACGATGCGTCTGACCAACTGCAAGAGCATCGTCTATACAGGCAGCGGGTGAAGCAACTCACCAAGCAGATAGATGCCGCGTGGAACACAATGTGGCGCAGGATGGAGTGGGCATTTGAAGAGAAGTGGACGGTATACTGTGACAGTCTCAATCAGATGTACGCCGAGTGTGAACAGGATATTATGTTTCTCTATCTCGCCGTGAAGCGTGTGCTGGACAAAAATTTCGTTCCCGACAGCCATTTTGTGGCTACGCAGCAGGTGGCTCTCATCGCCTGCCAGCATGCCAAGATTGTCTATGACCATTTCTGGTATAATCAATGTGCTACCATTCGCGGGTACCTGCCCGTCACCTTTCAAAAGTTTTTTAGTTATCAGAACCCGAAGAATATCTACGTCATGCATAAGAAACTGTGCGACTATACCTGCTCCACGCCCGACAAGGATATTAACTTCGGCGGTGACGACAACTGCGTGAATGCTCTTGTGTGTCTTCTCCGCCATGCGCTCGACGAGGACATGCTGGAGCGGAGTATAGTGAAGGGTGTGGAGTTGCAGGGTGACGAGTACCAGGATGTTCTCGACAAGTACCACCGCTTAAAAAAAGAGGCGGCAGAGAAGGAGGAAGCCGAAAGGAGCGCCGTAGCCGCCGAAGAGGAGCGCCGCCGCATGGCAGACCAAGAGAGTGAAAAGAGCGCCCTGCTGGCAAAATTAGGGGCAAAATACAAAGTTTCTAAGAGGAAATGAAGTTATGAGTCTTGACACTTGTTTACAAACGTTAAGGCGTCAAAAAACGGCGTAAAACGATTGTAAATCAAGTAAAAAATGATTACCTTTACAACGTTAAACAAGTCAAACATTTAATTCATTTATTTTATGGCAGAAATCAAGAAAAGTGTGTTCGATACACTGAACGCCATCAACGTGAATGAACACGTTGAAAAGAAGAAAACTGGGGAAAGAAACCCCGACGGCAGTGAAAAGTTCCTGACATACCTCTCATGGGTGTGGGCATGGGGGCAAGTGAAGCAACTCTATCCCGATGCAAACTATGTTGTGCGTCACTGGGACGGCAAGCCGTACCTCAATGACGAACAACTCGGCATCATGGTCGAGACTTCGGTCACCATCGGCGGCGAGACCATCTCCATGTGGTTACCAGTCATGGACGGGAAGAACAAGGCGATGAAGGAACAGCCGTACACTTACAAGACCAAGTACGGCGACAAGACCGTGGAAGCAGCGACAATGTTCGATATTAACAAGGCGATCATGCGCTGCCTTGCCAAGAACCTTGCGATGTTCGGTCTCGGACTCTACATCTACGCTGGCGAAGACTTGCCCGAAGAGGAGGCCAGGGCCGCAAAGGACGCTGAGCAGAGCCGCATAGAAGAGGCATGTGCAGCGATGAGCGCAGTACAGAGCCGCGAAGAACTG